AAACCAGTTATAAATTACAACAGAGTTGTTGTACCAGTTATGTATTAGCTAAAGAATTTAGCTCAGGCATCTTCATATTGAGCAGCAGTTTGCACTGTCTGTTCTTTATAAGTACCTGATCTTATATCATTTAGTTCTTTATATGACACTCCATAATTATTTGAGATTAAACTTGCTAAATCTTTAGAATAAGTATATGTAGATTCTCCTATTGAAGAACCATACATTATTTCTTGTTCTTGATTTAACTTGTTAAATCCCAGGTTAAATATTTTTCCTGTATTTAATAAATCCAAAGTTTTATTTCTTTGTTTATTAAATACTGAATCAATATCTAACATTAATAATTCTTTAGATTTTTCTCTAAAATTGATGTTTGTAACATCTCATTTAGATACATTATCTTTGTAATTATTAAAATAATTATTGATACCGAGAAAAACAGGATATTTATTTAAATTGTTTATATCAGATTCATCTAATTTCTCCAAATTAGATTTTATCTTTTTATAAACGTTATTTAGATTAATCATGGATTTCTCGACGGATTTTCCAAATCCTGCACCTATAAGATCATTCATAAAAGAATGAATTAAATATTGGTCAGGGATCATTATTTCATCGTTTTTTATATTTAAACACAATAATTCTCTTAGAGAATCATATGTTAAATATCCAAAAGAATAATCTAATGATTTATGGAATATATTAACTTTCATAATAAATTTTCTATTTGTAAATTTCTTTGCATATAGTCCATTTATTCCTTTGTAAAGTTTAAAAATAACAGTCACAAGATCTAAAGAAGTACTTAAGTAATTCTTTTTGATTTTATAAAAATCATATAGATTTGTTAGTACTATGAATGGATTATTAATATTATTGATAATACCACTCATTGGTACTCCTGTAATTTCTATTCCTTTACTGATTCATCTTTTGGCAAATTCATATGTATCATCCGATACATGTGTTTTTGACTCAGATGTTTCAACTCCTATGTAATTTATTCATTTAATATACATGTTAGCTACTTTATTGTTTTTTATAACAATATCGTCACCTAACATTATATAATCATTAAATGAAAAATTCTCATAGCCACATAATTTAGCACTTCAATGAAGTACTAAATGATGTGTTAAAGTAAAGGCTGCCCAAGAAGAATAAGATCCCATAGGTTGACCAACTGCATAACGCAGTTTTAAACCTTCTGGAGTCTTAAACTCTCTTGATGATAAGATACTACTTCACGAATCAGCGAATTTCTTACTGTACATTTCAGTAAGAACTCTTCTCTGTAGTGAAATAGGAAATCTATCAGTGGCAGAT